GGACTTGTTGATCGCTTGCAGCAGGCCGTCGATTTCATCGGTCTGAAAGAGCATGGCCGGGTGGATATTCAACGCATCTTGGACGCCTTCCCCGGAGGCGATACGGTCGCCCAAACAGGCGGCCAGGCCCGTTTGGTGCAGGATCGAGGCGTTCAGCTTGCGAATCCAATCTTTGCCGACCGACGAGTGGGCCAGGCCCAAAATGTAGATATTGGTTCTGTTGTCGCCCGAATCGCGGACTCGGCGTCCACCTAAAAATGCTTGCAACGCCAAAGCCCCTCCGAAAGCCAACGCCTGGTTGGGGTATGGCGCGGTCGCCAAGCAATAGTCCATCACTTCCGAGACAAAACCTGGAATCCGCAACATCTCATCCGGCATCAGGCCGGGGTCGGGTGTAGCGGGTTCCGCCGGAGGCGTCGGCTCGTTTACGCTGATCATGCCCGACAGGTCCACCGCCGGCTGTCTGTCCCTCTCGTCGCCGAACCCCTGGGCTCGCAGGTCGGCTGCGGCGGCCGTGTAATCGCCGCCGTGTTCCAAGATGGCGTACAAAGAAAAGGGAGAATATGCCCGGTTCGGTTCCAGCGGGGCGGCGTTGCTGGAGAAGCAATAAAACACGCCCTCTTTGAGCGTAGCCGACACGCCGGATGGTTTGCCCGGCCGTCGCCAGTGTTCATTGCCGTCGCTGCCGGCCGGTTTGACAAGCGTCCAGCCGTGGCGTCGAAGCAGCGCCCGGACATCGCCGCGCCGGTTGAAATCGTCGCCCGGTCGGCCGTCGGCGTCCGCAAGGCCGCCGCTTGCCCCGGTTGGCTGCGGCCAATACTCATTGAGCGACCAGGCCGCCTCCAGAAGCGTCTCCCGCTCGTCTGCGGTGAGCGTTGGCAATTCCGCCAAGTCGCCTTGCACCAGCTCGTAGCCCGGCGTGGGCGAGCACAGGAACAGCCCGCCTTCGCCTCGTGTTTCGATAGTTGTCAATACGACGTGCCGGCGGCCCTGGGCGTCTTGCCTGGGCTTGTAGGTCTTCCCGCCGATAATGACCTCTTCCGGACCGTCGAAGTATTCAATCTTCTGGGCCAGTTTCAGGTTGCCGCAGACGGCCTCTTGGCACCGATAGACCACATGATACCCACCTGACGGGGACCGCTCGACCACCAATCGGCTGAGTAGGTTTGCGTCGATTTTGCTACGCCAAGCGTCGAACGCCTCTCCGCCCAGGTCGAAATCGAGCATTTCCAGGTTGCCCGATACAGCGCCGCAAACAAGACAGAGGGCGTCGGCCCGCTGGAACCAGGCCGCCAACTGCTCTGCGGGAGGCAACACGTTCTGGAACTGTTTCCATCGCGGCACAGCCGGGCGTTTTTCCGACCGCACGGCCGGCAGGACGCACAGGCCCGCGTGCAGGTAGCGCATGGCCGTCTCGATCAGGTGCGAAGGGGCAATCCCGCATTGCACCGGCATAGTGAAATCCTTTCAAAACGGTATATCCGCCAAATCGTCTTCCGTATCCTCCACGGGTACCGGGTCCGGTTTCGGTCCCAGGGTGTACCCGACGATGCGGTCGTATTTTTCGCCTGCCGTCGAACGAACGACGATCTTTTCGGTCCAGGCCAATCCGCCCGCCTCGGCGATTTCGACGGCCCGCTCGGCCGTATCCGGTATAGGGTCGGGCGAACGGCGCTTCCACCATTGTTCAGCCTTCCAGCGGGGGAAGCCGTCGTGCTCGAAGCAAATCCACTCGGAAACGTAGGTGAACTGGCCGATGTAGTAATCCACCCGCATGGTCTTCGGGGCTTCCGGCGGCGCATCCCGCTTGGTGTGGACGCTGTAGCGGATGTCCCAGACCGTGTATTCATTATCTACCACTTGGCCGGACAGTACGCCGTCGGCGGCCGCCTGGGCGTCGTGCCGGCGGCGTTCAGGCGGCGGGAACTCGTAGCCGCATTCCGGGCAGCGGGTGTACCCGGCGGCGATGATCGTGTGGCATTCGGGGCATTCCTTGGCCGGGGCCTCGCCGCTGCCTCGCCCGGGCGCGTCGGGCATCCTGAGCTGATCGACCGGCCCGTGCCGTAGTGCGTTGCCGCCGAAATCGAGCACGAGGCAGTTCTGCTTGCCCGGGTGCAAACGGAAGCCGCGACCGACCATCTGATACCAAAGGCCAGGCGACATGGTGGGGCGCAGAATGGCCACACAGTCGATATTCGGGGCGTCGAACCCTGTGGTCAGCACGTTGACGTTGACCAGGTATTTCAGCGGCGGCCTCGGCAAGAGCCCCGCCTCCGTTTCGCCGCGGAACCGGGCGATCAGGGCCGCCCGCTCCGCGGCCGGCGTCTCGCCGGTAACCAGGCCGCATTCCACGCCGAACCGGTCCTGCAAGACCCGCTGGATATGCTCGGCGTGTCGCACGCCGGAAGCGAAGAGGAGCACCGTGTGCCGATCGGCCGTGTACGTGATGATCTCTTCGCAGGCCGCCTCCACCAGCCGGTCGTCGTCCATGAGGTTTTCGACCTCGTCGGCCACGAACTCGCCGCCGCGAATATGCAGCCGATCGAAATCGGCCTTCTTCACCCCGGCTTTCGTAACCAGGGGGCAGAGGTAGCCGTCCCGGATCAACTCCCGCACGCCCACCTCGTAGCAGATGTGGTTCAGGACGCCTTCGGGCGTGCAGATCGGCCCCGAGGATAGACGGAACGGCGTCGCCGTCAGCCCGATGACGCGGACATGGGGGTTTACCACTTTCGCGTCGGCCAAAAAAGTGCGATACATCCCATCCCCGTCCGGGGGGATCAAATGCGCCTCGTCCACGATCACCAGATCGAAGGCGTCCAGTTCGCAAGCCCGCTTATAGACCGACTGGATGCCGGCGACGATCACCGGCTTGTCCGTCTCGCGGCGGTTCAGACCTGCCGAGTAGATACCGATGGGCACCTCCGGGCAGAGCCGGCGAATCTTGTCGGCGTTCTGCTCCAGGAGTTCCTTTACATGGGCCAGCACCAGAACTCGGCCATTCCACCTGAGCACAGCGTCCTTGACCAATTGGGCGATGACCCAGCTTTTGCCGGCCGCGGTGGGCAGCACCACGGCCGGGTTGTCGTCGCGGGTGCGAAGGTGCTCATAGACGGCCTCCACGGCCGCCTGCTGATAGGGCCGCAACATGAAGTTTTTATTGCCGTTCCATTCAGCCGGAAACATGGTGCAATCCGTTTTCGCTCTTACTGTTGGGCAAGGGTCCAGTACAGTTGCACGGCCAGCCTGGGCAGATCGTCCAGCCGAACGATGGCCACCCAGGGTTTGCGGTTGGCGCGGTGCAGTACGATGGGCACGTTCGCCCCGGCGTCCTCGGCGGCCTGCCGGATAGCGTCATAGAGCCGCAGGGCCTCGCAGCGTTTGACCTCAAAGTGGACCCCCGCGATGGCCGTGCGGATATCGGGGGCCTCCGGATCGCCGCAGTACTGCCTGCCCCTGCGGGCCTCGACGTGGAAGAGCCGCGAAATCTCGGCGGCGGCTTCCCGCTCGCCGCAACATCCTTTTCGCTTGGATCGCGCACCCATACGGCCGTCCTTTGTTACGGTTGTCTTCGCCACGGCGGCGTGCTCGACAGGGCCGGTTGCGGTCGGCCGACGGCCGCGTCCCGCTTCTCGTAGCCTTTCAGCACGTTGACGATCTCGCCGGTATCTTTGCGATGTCTGCAGCCCACCTTGACAATCAAAGGCAGGTTGTGCAGTTCTGCGCTGTCGCGCGGCGTCAGTACGCCAACGGCTCGGCAGATGGCCGATAGTTCTGCACGGGCGATTTTGACGGCCGTCTCGTTCGGGTTGTCCAGATTCAGCCTCGCCCAAAGCTGCCGTCCCTTGTACTCGCCCTCGAGGATCGTGAAGACCAGTTCGAGATAGCTGCCCGTGCCGGCCTTGTTCGGCTTCATCTCCGAGGCGGTGATCATCGCCAGGTACTTCCCGGCCGGAATGGGATCGAATGTGGTCATAGGCTCAATTTGCGAGGCATCAAATCCAGCTAGATTGGCCATGCTTTCAGTCTCCTTGTGGTTTAACGTGATGGTTACTGATTGCCGCAACGAAGGCCGACCATGACAAAGGCAAGGTTTCCGCGATGCCATAGCGGTTCTTGGCCACCAGTTGCGGCGTCTCGTAGAGAATGAGTTCCCGCTCCTGCCCCACCAGTCGGATGGCCCCCACGAAGTCGGACCATTCGATCATCGTATTGGCCAAGTCGGGGTGAATCTCCGGGGCGGACTTTTCCAGTTCGATCCCGTCGATCGTGGTAATCGAGCGGCGGGCGGCATGGGCCAAAAGCAGCACAGCCACGCCCGCGTTGACTAGCCGATCCAAGGTTGGCAGCAGATACTGGTAAACGTAGTTCTTCAAGACCTGTCGGCCGTTGCCGTAACCGCCGTGGGAACGATTGAGGGTCTGCTTCATGCCCGTGGGCGTGCCGTCCACCCCGGCTACGTGCTCCTCGATCCGACGCAAGAGCCAGTCGATCGAGTCGATCACCACGGTCTGGTAGTCGTGGTCGCCTGCGGCCAACCCATTGAGCCAAGGTTCGATCTCCGGCCAACTGGCCAGGTACGGTGTGCGGTGGCACTGCACGTGGGCTGCGCCGTTTTCGCAATCGACGATCAGCGGCCGATCGGCCGAGGCCCCAAAGGTCGTCTTGCCCGAGCCGGGCGGACCGTAAACAATCCCCTTCGGGGCGCGGAGATGGGATTGGGTCAGGATGGTATCGGGTAAAGGCATAAGGAATCTCTCCCGTGTAAGGAAATCTCGAAGTTCGCAAAATCCGGCCGCCCTCGGGTGCACGCAGCGATCCTCATCTGTGACATGCCTACGTGGCCTCAAAAGACCCGATAGGCGACCGGCTCTAGATGTAATCAAACACACGGCAGTCCTCGTAGCCGGTGGGCCAAGTGTCGGTGGCCATGCACTGGCGCAGCCGCTCGATGGCCGCCTCGTTCTCGCGTCGGGCCTGTGCCAGGACATCCTCGTGGACTTTCCAGACGCCCGAGCGGTACGGCTCCTTCTTTTCCACAGCGATGAAGTGGACCGGCATGGGCAAGGCGATCACCTGCGAGAGCACGGCCTGGTAGAAGGCCACTTGGTGGATGTAGCCGTAGCGCCGGGCGTCGGCCTCGAACCAGTCCAGATCGTCACAGGTTTTCAGATCCACGATCCCCCGGTGCGGGTTGAACCAGTCCATGCGAATCTGGCACGGCATCTGGCAGTACTCTGACCGCACCACGCCCTCAGGAACGCCTTCCGAAAGCAGGTCGCAGGCCAATTGGTGCCCACGAACCCCTTCGGCCATGCGCTCGACCAAGTTGTGCTGCTGCATGGTGAGCACAGGCTTGCCTTGCTGAGCGGCCCACTCGGCAAACGCCTTGGTGTTGGAGCCGTAGCGTTCGCCCGTCTTCGGGTTGACCGGTCCCCCCACGGCGTACTGCTCCTCAAAGGCTTCGCGGCCTTCGAGCACCAGCGTGTGCAAGGCCCGGCCCACCAGAAACGCCGGTCGGTCCTCCTCCTCGATCAGGCCCAGCTTCTTCTTGCGGAACAAAAGCGGGCAGCGGCGGAAGTCGGCAAGCTGATGGCTGGTGAGGTACTCCGAGGCCTTGGCCTGGTAGGCTTCAGTCGATTCGCGGATCAGAAACGGCGAAGTGACCGACATCGAGTGCTCTCCATGTTTCGTTGCGTGCCCCCCCTATTAGTTAACTACACGGTCACGAGGCGAACTGACGGAACAATTTTATTTTAGAGATAGTCTCGCAGGCCGGCCTGTTCGAAACGGCGGCGCAGCTTCTGCCCCCGATCCGCCAGCCGGTCCGCCCCGGTAGCAAACTGCATCATGTCGGCTTGCACGCTCATGTCGCCTCCTTCCAGGTTTCGGTTTCGACCACCGGGGGTGCGTCGGGCGGCAAGGTCGGGTCGGC